TCATATATCAATATGTAATTCCCAACCACAGCATGACGGATGTTTTCATCATCAATCAGATAGTATGAGCAGTCGGGAAACGCATACGGGGTGTCGCAGATACTGGTGATCTCCCGCTGAATTCCGTGATAAAGATTGTCCGCTGCAACTGGATTCAGGAGTTTTCCGGAGATGTAGTTGAGCGCGTCGTCAATATCGGCAATCGCCAGCGGAGTAAGTTTATACCGATATGCCATGCCGACCCCGTATCTCTTCCATCGCGGAAGGACCGTCGACCAGATTTCCGGCATCGGCCTGCGCCTTTCCGGCAAGAATCTTCTCGCGGATTTCAAGCTGCGCCATGCGTTCCTCATAGACGGCCATGCTCATAATAACCATATCTCCATAGCCATTCTTCGTGATGAAGATTGGCTCCCGGCTCTCGCTGCACATTTCGGACATCTTTCCTGTGTCGCGCAGATCGCGGATTGGAATAATCCTCGGCATACGGGTTCACCTCCAGAGTTTGATGTGTCATTATTGTAGCATAATTATGCTATGCGGTCAAGGGCGAAAGATTCGTTACGCGCACTTCGGAGCGATCCGGGGTGCTTTTGTATTTCAGAAGGTGTTTTCCATGAACAATTACACGCCGACGCGGTTCATGCTGCCTACGTCTCACTATGACAAGGGGAAAGCGGACCGCGCCGTCAATTTTATACAGTGTCTCCGTCATACCAAGGGCGACTTCTATAACCGCCCCTTTATCCTTCTCCCCTGGCAGGAGCAGGTGGTACGCGACCTGTTCGGAATCGTGAAAGCGGACGGTACCAGGCAGTTTCACACGGCGTATGTGGAAACGGCAAAGAAGTCGGGCAAGACCGAGCTTGCCGCCGCCATCGCGCTGTATCTGCTCTGCGGAGACGGCGAACAGCGCGCCGAGGTCTACGGTGCCGCGGCGGACCGCCAGCAGGCATCCCTGGTGTACGCCGTTGCCGCGGATATGGTCAGGCTCTGCTCCGCCCTGGACAAGCGGGTGAAGATACTGGAATCCCGGAAGCGACTGGTCTATGAGCCTACCAACAGCTTCTATCAGGTGCTTTCGGCGGACGCCAACAACAAGCACGGCTTCAACGTCCACGGCTGCATCATCGACGAGCTGCATTGCCAGCCGGACGACCGTCTGTTCAACGTCCTGACCAAGGGAGCCGGAGACGCCCGGAGGCAAAGCCTCACGTTCCTCATTACAACGGCGGGAGACAATCTCCAATCTGTGTGTTATCAGCAGCACCAGAAGGCGCAGGACATTCTGGACGGACGAAAAAGCGATCCGACGTTCTATCCCGTGATTTATGGCGCGGCCATGGAGGATGACTGGATGTCGGAGGAAACCTGGGCAAAGGCCAACCCATCCCTCGGCGTCACATTTTCCATCGACAAGCTGCGCGAAGCGTTTGAATCGGCGCGGCAGAACCCCGTCGAAGAAAACAGCTTCCGGCAGCTCCGCCTGAGCCAGTGGATCAAACAGGCGGTACGCTGGATGCCAATGGAAAAATGGGACGCCTGTGCATTTCCTGTCGATGCGGAAGCCCTCCGGGGCCGTCCCTGCTACGGCGGTCTGGACCTCTCCTCCACACAGGACCTCACGGCTTTCGTGCTGGTGTTCCCGCCTGGGGAGGGCGAGGAGAAATACAGCATCCTGCCCTTCTGCTGGGTGCCGGAGGAAACGATAGACATCCGCAGCCGCAAAGACCATGTGAACTATGACCTCTGGAAGCGTCAGTGCCACATCCTCAGCACTGAGGGAAACGTCGTTGATTACGACTGTATCGAGCAGTTCATTCTCGATCTGCGGGAGCAATACGACATTCGTGAGATCGCATACGACCGCTGGAACGCCCAGATGCTTGTACAGCATCTCAGTGATGAGGGTATGGCGATGGTCCCTTTTGGGCAGGGCTTCGTATCCATGTCCAATCCCACCAAGGACCTGATGCGACTGACGCTGGAACAGAAGCTGGCCCACGGCGGCCATCCCGTGCTGCGCTGGTGCATGGACAATATCGTCGTTCAGACCGACGCTGCCGGAAATATCAAGATCAGCAAGGCGAAGGCCACAGAGAAAGTGGATGCCGCCGTCGCTCTGGTCATGGCGCTGGACCGCGCCCTGCGGAACGGAGGAACGCCAGCCGAATCCGTATATGAGAATCGCGGGCTGCTATTCATATAGCGGCTCCGCTGTCAACGATCAGAAAGAAGGTATACCTCATGAGTTTATTCAGCAGCCTTTTCAAACCCCGCATAACGGATCGCGCCGCGGGAAGCGGGTACCGTTTCCCCTTCGGCCAGAGCATCGCCGGAAAACCCGTGAACGAGCGGTCCGCCATGCAGATTTCCGCAGTCAACGCGGCGGTACGGATTCTCGCGGAGAGTATCGCCAGTCTGCCCCTCCATGTGTTCGAGAAGGGCAAGCACGGCGATCGTATCAAGGCGGAGGACCTGGAGCTGTTCTATCTGCTCCACGATAAGCCCAACCCGGAGATGACCAGCTTCATCTTCCGGGAAACGCTCATGACCCATATTCTCCTGTGGGGGAACGGGTTCGCTCAAATCCTGCGTAACGGCAGAGGCGAGGTCATGGGACTGTATCCGCTCCTGCCAAACAAGATGAGCGTGGAGCGGGACGAGAAGGGTCAGCTTTATTACCGCTACATCCGCAACGACAACGAGCCGCCTACGATGGACGGCAACACCGTGATTCTGATGCCGGAGAATGTGCTGCACATCCCCGGTCTGGGCTTTGACGGGCTGGTAGGCTACAGCCCCATCTCCATGACAAAGAACGCCATCGGCCTTGCGCTGGCAGCCGAGGAATACGGCAGCAAGTTTTTTGCCAACGGCGCGGCTCCCGCAGGTGTGCTGGAGCATCCCGGCATCCTCAAGGATGTATCCAAGCTGCGGGATAGCTGGAACCAGACCTTCGGCGGCAGCGGCAACGCCGGAAAAGTGGCGATCCTGGAAGAAGGGCTTCACTTCAACCCCATCGCCATGTCCCCGCAGGACAGCCAGCTTCTGGAGACGCGGCAGTATCAGCTCAACGAGATCGCCCGCATCTTCCTTATTCCGCCGCATATGCTGGGCGACCTCAGCAAGGCGACGTTCTCCAACATCGAAGAGCAGAGCCTTGAATACGTCAAATACACCCTGACGCCATGGATCTGCCGCTGGGAGGCGTCCCTGACCGACGCCCTGCTCACACGGGAGGAACAGCGGAAATATGAGATTCGCTTCAACGTGGACGGCCTGCTGCGCGGCGACTACAAGAGCCGTATGGAGGGCTACGCCGTCGGCATCAACAACGGATTCATGTGTCCCAACGATGTGCGCCGTCTGGAGGGCTTTGACCTGATCCCCGATGAAAAGGGCGGGAACAATTTCCTGATCCAGGGCGCTATGGTCAAGCTGGAGAACGCAGGCATCTACGCCGCGAAGAAGGAATCCAAATAAGGAAGAACCAGCGTCGGAGAAGCCCCTCCGCCGCTGTTCTTTATATTCATCACACTCCGGTACCACCGGAGATTTTTTATGCCCAAAGGGCAGGAGGTATTTTCAATGAGTAGAGCTTTCACTGTGAACGAATTGCGCGAGATGCGCGCCCACGCCTGGGAGAACGCGAAGAACTTCCTCGATACGCACCGCGACGAGAAGGGTATGCTCTCCGCCGAGGACGTCGCCGCCTTTGAGAAGATGGAGGCGGAAATCATGGGCCTCGGCGAGGAAATCAAGCGCAACGAGCGCGGCATGGCGCTGGAGGCGGAACTGTCCCGCCCGGTCGGTACGCCTCTCACCAACACGCCCGGCGCTGGCGGCAAGCTGAAGACGGGCCGTGCCTCGGATGAGTACAAGTCCGCCATGCTGAACGCCCTGCGCACCAATTTCCGCCAGGTCTCCAATGTGCTCGTGGAGGGCACGGACGCCAGCGGCGGCTACCTGGTGCCGGACGAGTACGACGCCCGCCTGATCGAAGCCCTGGAGCAGGAGAACGTGATCCGTAAGCTGGGCACTGTGATCCAGACCTCCGGGGAGCGCAAGATCAACGTGGCGGCTACCAAGCCCGCGGCTTCCTGGGTGGAGGAATGCGGGGAACTGGCCTTCGCCGACGCGACCTTTGACCAGAGAATTCTGGACGCCTTCAAGCTCTCCGTGGCCGTGAAGGTTTCCGAGGAGCTTCTGGCGGACAACCAGTACGATCTGGAGAGCTATCTGATCCGCGCCTTCGGACAGGCCATCGCCAACGCAGAGGAGGAAGCGTTTCTCGTCGGTGACGGTGTGAGCAAGCCCACCGGTCTGCTCCATCCCACCCTCGGCGGTCAGATCGGCATCACCTCCGCCGGGAACACCCTCTCCGCAGACGAGGTGATCGACCTGATCTACAAGCTGAAGCGCCCCTATCGCGCCAAGGCGTCCTTCATCATGGCGGACAGCACCCTGGCTTTCCTGCGCAAGGTGAAGGACGGCACCGGTCAGTATATCTGGTCGCCCGGTCTTACCGCCGGGGAGCCTGACCGTCTGCTGGGCTACCCTGTGTACACCAGCGCCTATGTTCCCGCCGTCGCCGCCGGACAGCCTGTTATCGCATTCGGCGACATCAGCTACTACAACATCGGCGACCGCGGCACCCGCAGCTTCGCGGCGCTCCACGAGCTCTACGCCGGGGTAGGTCAGGTGGCCTTCGTCGCCAAGGAGCGCGTGGACGGCAAGCTGATCCTGCCGGAAGCGGTGCAGATTCTCAAGATGAAGGGCACCGCTTCTAACGGCTGATAAACCAAATGGTTCCGCCTGCAGGAGAGGGGCTTCTCTCCTGTGGGCGGAGCCCACTTTATGGAGGAACGAAAATGTCATACTACAAAGGTCTCGACGACGCGCTCTGCGCCAGAAACGGTTTCCGGTATGAGATCGGGAAAAGCTATGCCGCCGAAACGGATGATCCCTGGCGCTGGCTGCACTTCGCCAAAAAGGTGACCACAGCCATATCCTACGGCACACGGATCGTCGAGGTGGAACCCCTGACCAGGGTATGTCGGTACGGTTCTTATTCGGATATGAACGCCGAGAAGATTCGGATCGTCCGGGAACTGTCCAGGGATGAGGTTATCGACAAACTGGTTCAGGAGAAATGCCCGGTCTACCGGATGGTGTATTACAAGCCTACCTATGAGGAACTGCTGCGGATCAGGAATCATATCAAACGCTGCGGCCATTACAGCATCTGCTATGAATTCGACTGGCTGACCGCGGAGCAGAAACTGAGCCTGCTCCCCAAAAGCTGGAAGAACAGGGTGCAGTACCACGAGTTTGACAACCGGATACGCGAAGAACTTGTGAGAAAAGGGGCGCTGTAACCGGGCTCCGCCGCCCACGGGAGGGACTTCTCTCCTGTGGGCATGACCCACTGATTGTGACAAATACAACCTCGAAAGATCGTGTACATTATGCCTCTTATATTCGTTGCTATATGCCCCTTCTGACGGTAATATCACACTACCAAAACGAAGGGGGCCGGAGCCATGACATACACGAACCTGACCAACGAGGAACTGGTGAGCATCATCACCGAAACCGCCGACAACGACGCCTACGCGCAGCTTTTCAGGAACCTGCGCCCGGTTATCCTGCATGAGGCGGCAATGTACATCAATACGATGGAGACCTACACTTTGGAAGACCTGGTGCAGGAATGCCATATCACCTGCTGGGAGGTCATCAGCCGGGGCAACTGGACGCCTGAGAAGGACAGATTTTCCACCTACTTTGGTGGGGCCGTTCGCAACAAGCTGATCCGGCTTTTCCGGGATTACAACCTGAAAAACCTCATCTGCATCGGCGAACAGGAAGACTCCTACGGCAACATCAGCCGGATCTACGTCGAGTCCGACTACGCCAAAGAGTACCGCAGGAAGAAAGCGGAACAGCAGAAGCGCTGGTACGAGAAGAAAAAGGCCGCCGAGCCTCCGAAGGAACCGAAGCCGAAGAAAGCGCCGGAAACCAAAGAGGAACGCAGCAGGCGGATCATGGAGTATCAGCGTAAATACTACGCCGAACATCCTGACAAGCTCGCCGAGCGTAGGGAAAAGAACAGGATTGCGGAGAAGGCGCGCCGGGAGCGCAAAAAGGCCGAAAGGCTGGCGGCGCTGGCACTCGCATAAAGACGGAAACAACTGCATAGCGCAGGAGGGCACCCCGGAAGGGGCTGTTCCTCGTATATGGGAGAGGTCGCCGGAGGGCGGCTGCTTTTGTTTTATGGGGAGCCAGGTTTCCCCGGACGGTATATGTGTTTCCTGTAATGGGCTTATAAGCCCTTTATACCAAGGCCTGTCAAGACGGCCAGCTGGTCGTGATCAGCCGTTTTTCTTTGTGCTTACTGCCCGATATAAGCCAGGATTCTTCCAAGATAATTCTCCGTTTTACAGGACGGAATCTGGCGCTCTACCTTATATAATAACTTGCTTTACCGCCCTTAAGACGGTAAGCTACGACTACCTGAAAACCAGACACGGCCAAAAGCCCGTGTTTCCACCCAAAACCCCAATGTCCCAACTTCCAAGAAAGGAGGCCGCCGAATGGAGGTCAGAACCATCCCGCCGAAAACCAAACGCAGACCTGCACTGCACCGACCGGTTATCAAGCTGTCGAATACAGACGAGACGAAAGCCAAGACTAACGCTAAGGCTATAGACGATCTCCGTTCCGAGATCCTGACCGGCAAAGCGCGAAGGGTCACTCCCGTACCGGAGAAACAGGCTCCGGTGAAGATCGCGGCGGTCGCGCCTGTCGAAACGAAGAAGCTCCGCGTTGCGGGCTACTGCCGTGTGTCCACGGGAACCACCCAGCAGGAGACTTCCATCGTAGCCCAGCGGGAGCACTACGAAGCCTACATCAAGGCCAATCCCGACTGGGAGTGTGCCGGCGTCTACTGGGAAGCGGCGGTCTCAGGTACGAAGAAGGAAAACCGCCCGGAGCTACAAAGACTCATCAAAGCCTGCAAGGCGGGAACCGTAGATCTGATCCTGACGAAATCCATCAGCCGCTTCGCCCGCAACACGACGGATTGTCTGGAGATGGTGCGAACGCTGACGGCCCTGGGCGTGAATATCCGGTTTGAAAAAGAGAACATCAACACCGGTACGATGGAATCGGAATTTCTCCTGACCCTGTATTCGTCCTTCGCCGAAGAGGAATCCAAATCCATCTCAGCCAACGAACTGTGGACGAAGCATAAGCAGTTCGAGAACGGAACCTTCCGATACTCCAAGGCTCCCTTCGGTTACGATCTGGTGGACGGTACATTCGTGGTGAATCCCGATAGGGCCCCCATCGTGAAAGAGATCTTCGACGCGGTCCTCGCGGGGAAAGGGACGCCGACGATTGCAAAGGAACTGAACGCCAGAGGCATCCCCACCGGCACGAAGCGCAACGACAGCAGCCCCGGTGTCTGGACGGCTTACATGGTCGGCGGGATGATCAAAAACGTCGCCTACATCGGAGACGTTTTGAACCAGAAAACGTTTTACGATCATTTCCATCTGAAATACAATTATGGGGAGAAACAGCAATACTACAACGAAGGCCATCACGAGGGCATCATTGATAAGGACACCTTCGAACGCGCCAACGCCGCCATCCGCCAGCGCGGAGCCGAGAAGGGCAACGTCCCGAAGGACCGGCATCTGCGGAAGAACCCGCACAACAACCGCTACGCCTTCTCCGGAAAGCTCAAATGCGCCTGCTGCGGCGGTACGATGAAACGGGTGACGCAAAAGACCGCACAGGGCAAAAAATACCACTGGGTATGCTCGGATCATGTGGCGGATAAAACGGCCTGCTCCATGAAGCGGGAGCGTGAGGAGAACATCCGAAACGCCTTTACCAATCTGCTGAACAAACTGCTCTACGCAAAGGACGTCATCTTCGATACCTACACCTTCCGGCTCCGGCAGGAAGAGGCGAAAGAGAACGTGGCAGCCCTGACAGTACTCAATGATGAACTTAATACGATCCAGGAAGAAAAGAACCGGCTTACGCTCCTTCTCAGCAAGGGATGCGGTGAGCCGGTCTCTTTTACGAAAAAACTCATAGAGCTGGAAGCGAGGGAGAACACAGTCCGCTATGACATCTCCCAGTGCACTGGCGACTCCATGACCTTCCGGGCTGTGGAGGACACAAAGGACGCTCTGGCGGACTGGAAGAAGGGCGGCGACACGGACGCGCTGTTTACGGAGATCGTGGAGAGCGCCACGGTGGAAACAGGGGCTTCCGTGGTGTTCCATCTGAAATGCGGACTTGACCTGAAAGAACCGCTGAGGGAGGTATGAGCATGGCGCACATTCCATACGGCTACCGGATCGAGAACGGAACCGCCGTCATAGATCCGGAGCAGAGCAAGAAAAGGAGGCGTGAGCATGGCGCACATTCCATACGGCTACCGGATCGAGAACGGAACCGCTGTCATAGACCCGGAGCAGAGCAAGAAACTGATCGACTTCATTGACGCCTATCTGGGCGGCCTGTCCATCAAAGAATCGCGGAAGGCGTCGGGAATAGAGCTGACCGGTTCCAGTATTCTGGACTACCTGCGCTCAGGCACATACGCCGGGACGGAGTACTACCCGCCCATCGTGCCGAAGGGGACGAAAGACCGTATCCTTGAGGAGCTGGAACGCAGAACGCATCCGGGGTTCTCAACGATCCCCGACCCCTTGACTATCCAGACGAAATATCAGACGGCAGAACCGAAGGGCCCCTGCACCGGCAGCGCTGCGGAGATCGCGGCTGCCGTCTATGACCTGATCACCCCTGCCGAGTATGGCAGGACATTCATGAATTCAACCGAACAGGCGATGGTGAAAGCCTGGGTCGGAATAACCACAGGAGGATAAGCATATGGCAGTAAGAATCATCCCCGCGCAGCAGCGGCACGCAGGCACCGGAGCGCAGACCAAGCACGAAATACTCCGGGTCGCGGCCTACTGCCGGGTCAGCACGGACAGCGAGGAACAGGAGACATCATACGAGGCGCAGGTAAAACACTACACCGAATACATCAACAACCATGAGGGCTGGACGCTGGTTTCCGTGTTCGCGGACGAAGGCATCAGCGGTACTTCGGCATCCAAGCGCGAACAGTTCCAGGAAATGATAAAAGCCTGCGAGAACGGCGAGGTGGACATGGTCATAACCAAGTCGATCAGCCGCTGGGCGCGAAACACCCTGGACAGCCTCAACTACATCCGAAAACTGAAGGCGCTGGGCATTCCCGTTGTGTTTGAAAAAGAGGGGATCAACACCATGGGGGCATCCGGGGAATTGTTAATCACTATAATGTCCAGCCTGGCCCAACAGGAATCTCAATCCATTTCCCAGAATGTGCGCATGGGTCTTCAGTACGGTTTTCAGCAGGGAAAAGTGATGCTCTGCCACAGCCGGTTTATGGGCTACACCAAGAACCGCGGCGACAAGGCGCTGACCATCGTACCGGAGGAAGCGGAGATCGTGCGCAGGATTTTCAGGGATTTCCTTGAGGGTTACAGCGTCGGGGAGATCGTGAAAAACCTGGAGGATCTGGGCATCAAGGCGCCCTGCGGCGGAGATAAGTGGCAGCACACCACGGTCAAGAGCATGCTTTTGAACGAAAAATTCATGGGTGATTTGCTTCTGCAAAAATCCTACATCGAAGACTTCCTGACCAAGAAGAGCCGGAAGAACGATGGCAAGTTCCCCCAATACTACGTCGAAAATGCACATCCGCCCATCGTGCCCAAAGAGGTGTTCATGCGCGTCCAGGGCAAGCTGATGCAGATGGAGCAGGATCGCCTGAACGGGGAGCAGACCCGGCTTACCACCCGTCAGGCTCTGTTCGGAAAACTCGTCTGCGGAGAATGCGGCGACCGCTACCGACGCTACATCGACAAGGCTCACGGCACGACCGTCTGGCGCTGCCGTACCAGGTCCCAGAAGCGTAACGCCTGCAACGGGCGCGGCGTGACCGAGGAAGAAGTGCTGACCGCTGTGGTCAGGGCGTTCAACTCGCTGCCCACCCGCCGCGAGGAACTGATCCGGATGCAGGAACGCATCCTCTGGGGACCACTGGACAGGATCAGCCGGGAGATCGAAGCCATAGATGAGCGGAAGAACGAGCTGGAAGAGTGCATCAGCGACTACGCCGCCACGGGCCGCCTTGACCGCAGGATACTGTTCATCTACGCGGATGACGGTGAGGAAATCGACGAGGAGACCGCTATCGAGCGGATCAGCGAAGAGCTGGCAAGCCTGAACGAAAACCGTGACGCGCTGCTGATCCAGAAAGGCGACCTCGGCATCCAGGAAGCCAACCTTCACAGCCTGCTGAAGCTGGTCGATGGGATTATGATGAAGGCGGAGCTGAAGACGGTGGCGCTGAAGACCGGTACAGACGATGCGCCGGTTGTTGAGCGCGATCCCGCCTGTTACGACCTCGCCGATTTCTACGAGCGGACGGACTGCATTACCCAGTGGGGTGCGGTCACGGCCTACGACAACGAGCTGACCAAACGCTTTGTGGACACTGTCGTGGTGAAGGATGAAGGGATCGAGGTGAAATTCAAGGCTGGGATCAGCGTGGAAGTTGGAAAATGAGCAGAATGAAAAAGCGGCCCGCTGTGCGGCTTGTCGGGAGACTGACAGGTTGCATGGCGGGCTTCTTTTTTTGTTTTCAACCACATGCCGTGTTCACAGAAAATTTG